TGTAATCCTTTCCACTCTACAATAGCTTCTTCAGCCATGCCTATAGCTAAAAAAGTAAATAAACCAATTTGAACAGGAAGAGTTCCAAGAGCGAGAGCTAAGGTATACGGAACACTCTCGTAACCCTGATATATCATAGATGCTTTATCATGTTTTAAAGCATTTAATACTGCAGCAACAGTACCTTGTGATTCTGCAAGTAAATGATATGCTTTAAGACTTCCTGCTGGACCTCTATCATTTGTAGGAAAATGCTTTTTCCAACCTTCTCCAAGTTCATCAAGAAGTTGAGCTGTTTCTAAATTATAAGCTGCTTCACTTTCTAATTTTGTAAGAGCTTTATATGTATCACTATCTTTAAAAGTTTGTTGTTCTGTAGTTAGAGTAGAAGCTTTACTAATAACTTTATAACGTACGACATCTTCAGGACTAATATCATTAGAATCTGCTAATTGATTTAAAGTTGTAGGACCTCCTATTACTCGATTTATGGTTTTAAACATAGTTGCGCCTATAGGACCAAATGCTCCCGCAGCTTTGTTAAAATCATTCTGTAGACTGCCAAAAGTTGATTCAGGATTAGGTGCCCCAGCCATACTACCTGCTCTATCAGCATTAGCATGCATAGCATAAGCTTGAGCTCTAATTTTATTCATCCCAGCTACTGTGTCACCAGTATAAGGATCTTCATACCCCCATGAGCCATTCTTATATTTAATTATGCCAGTTTCTGTATCATGAGATTCTTTTTCTGCTTTAGTATCAAATGTTGGTCCTTCAAATTCTGTATGTCTTGCAACTGAATCATCAAATGGATCAGTACTCGTACTACCACTAAAATCAGGTACTTCTATATTTGCTAAACCCGAATCTTCAGTTGCATAATACTCTTCTCTAGAACTGGGTTTTTTAGTAATAAAACCTGGAATATTTTTTATTCTTTCTTCTTCTTGGTACTCCTCATAAGCTTTATGCAATTCTCCAGCTTTAGTGTAGCCTTTACGAAGAAGATCTTTTGCAACATCAGTAATCATCGGACCTTTTAACTTAGTCTTAGCGTCTTCAGCAGCTTGCATAGCTTCTAGACGTTCTGTAGGACTACCAGTAATTGGTGATCCTCTGTCTTTCTTTTCAAAAGCCTCTGCTAAACGTTTACCAGCTTCTGACATAGTAACTTGTTTTGGAGGTATTCTATCTCCTGTAGTTGTAAAAGTACTTTGATCTGTAACCCTCGCACCTACAAGACCTGATAAGTGATCTACTAAGCCTTGTGGAGTGGGATTACCTCTGAACCAGGTTGGATTGCTTGTTACTACTTCAGAACTTACAAGGTTTGCAGCTAATCTAGTATCTCCATTTATAGCTGCCTGCAACATCGTAGATCCGTCACCTGCTCCAAGGGCATGCATTACATACATATTACCGTTAGTTACAGGAATATTTTTATTTTCCAGATTATCCTTATTTTCATTTGTTAAAAGATCAGCAGCAATTTCTTGTTGAGCTGGATCGGTTCGTCCATTTGCAGTTAATCCTTTGTCAGGGTAATTAGTTACTAAATCATTCCAAGTACCTTCTGTAAACTGATACGTTCCTAAAGCTGATGAATTTGGATTTTGTGCAGTATTAGGATCTACTGCCCCACCGCTTTCTGCTCCTCTAACTAAACGTTTATATTCTTCAAGATTAAATACTTTTTGTTCTGGTTCTTGTTGTTGTTTTGATTTTTGTTCAAGAGCAGTAGCTGCAGCATCTCGTCTAACAGAACCAGCAAAATCATCAAGTTCAAGCTTTTCAACTACATTACTTACAACATTACCAGCAGCAGTATTAAAAGCATTAACTGCAGCAATTTCTCCTTTACTAGGTTTAGGAGGAATGCTTAATGTTTTTTGCCACTGTTCTTCGGCGCTTAAATTTTGAGGAGCATTAATTAATGCATTGCGGCGTTCTTCAGCTTCAATAGCTAAAATACGTTGTTGGTCTGGGCTAAGACCTGCATGTTGGGTAGGTTGGATTTTTGAGGCAAATTTACGTGCTAAAACTTGATCAAGTAATGGAGTTTTATTTGCTTGTATGTTAGTTCGTTTAGTATTTAATAACTCAGTTATTCTATCTGCTTTAGTTTGTTGTAAAGAATCATTTGAGGAAGGGGTAATTGTAGCATCAGCAGTAGTACCATTAATTATATTTTGAATAATATCTGGATTGTTGAGTGCCATGTTTTTTCATTTAATTAAAGAATTAACAAATTAATATTCTAATTAACCACCGATGCGGGTTATTATTTTATCCCATAAACCCCAATTTTTCATAGCATCTGTTTTTGCTCCTGCTGCAACTGCTTTTTTCCTTTTAAAAACGGCTTCTTTAAATGATTTAATATTTGTTTTCATTGCATCGCTAGCTTTACTTGGAACACTCTTTAACAGAATACGTAATAGGTTTTGTGGATCTCTCTTTGACATTTCTCCACCTGCACCCGCAATATCATAATCAGGTGTAAACCATGCTTGAACACCAAATAAACCAGTATCTTTTTGTACTCGAGTTTTCCCAGTAAGCATTTTATGATATGCCATATTAAATGCATCTAATCCTTTGTCATCTAATAAATCTATTTGCTCACCTGTTTCTGGATCATCATATATAAAGGAATCTCTTAAGTCAGTGTAAACTCGTGTAGCTTGCAGTCTAAATTTATTTTGGCCATCTAGTGATACTTGAGTTTGATCAATAATTCCTTTTTCTGTAAGCTTGGCAAGAGTATCGTTAATTGCAGTCTCTGGACCACCACCAGTTATATTAATTTGTTGTAATTTTTTGTTGTCGCGTAATCGTATTGCTGCAGCACTTTGAGTTGATGCAGTTTCTAAAGCTGTTCTTTCTGCAGCAAGAAATTTTCCTTTTGTAAATGCAGGTCCTAAGTCAGGATCAGCAGCTACTAATTTATCTATATGTGCATTAACTATTTCATCTGTTAACTGAGGAAATCCTGTTTTAGGATCTTTTAATCGTTTACGAATATGATCTTTAAATCTAGCTTGAATACCTAAAGGTACTCCCCTCTTACCTCTTAATTGTTGACGTACCTGGTCTCCTACAGTGTGTATTATTTCGCCTTTTTCATTTTTTACAGGTTTAAATAATCCACTAAATATACTTCGTGCTTCTCCAAATCTTCCTTGTCTTCCAGATCCAGGTATTAGATTCATACTATCTAATACTGTCATTATTTGATTATTCCATCTTTCTTTATCCTCTTTTGGCATTTTAGCAGTTTTTGCTACATGCTTTAATGCATTGTTAACAGCTTTAACTTTACTATCATAAGTTGTTGTTAAGTCAGGATCTAAATTAGCCGCATTAACTAATTCATTACTTAATTCATCAACTTTAATAGTATCAATTGTTTTTGCTGCTTCTTTAGTTTTACCTCTTGCAAAATGTCCCGCATGTTTAGTTTTACCAAGTAATTTAGTTGCTACTGTTGTAGCTAATTTTCGATTTAAACCAGGGTATAATTCTTGTACTTTATCTGCTGATTTATTAATTGAAGATGTTTCAACAGTACTTGTATATGAGTTTGGGTCATTAATATCTAAATCAAGTTCTTTCATTGAAGCAAAAATATTATCTTGGTTATAATTTAAACCAGCCTCATTTGTTATTGTATCTACTAATCTGTCAGTTAATTCCGTTTGCTTAACATTATTAGCATAATTATCATTAGAAATTGCAATTGCATCTTGGAGATCAGTTGGAGTAGTAAAATCAATAGTTGGTAATTGTGAAGTTACCAACTGACTATCCCTCATTGTTTTTACTTGATCAAACATCTTTGCTTCACTTTGTACTGTATCTTGATCAGTTTTTAATTGTTCACCAAACAATTTACTAAGTTGACCTGGGCTATGTATACCTACTTGTCCTTCTCCAAATGCTATTCTATCTCGATTATCAATTAAAGGATTACCAGTATTAAATAGATTTTTAGCTTCTGCAGCAATACGATCTGCATCTGATTGACCTATTCCTTTAACTAGATCAACTATATTTTTATTGCCTTCTTGAACTAATGCATGTTGTTTATCTAACAAAGCTGTTTCTGCAGCAATAGTTCTAGCAGGGTCGCCTATACCAGTAATTTGTTTCCAAGCATCAGTATTAGTAGCCATAGTAGTTTCCTAAACGTAAGTAGTAGGAGTATATTGAGTTTTTTCAGCAGTTCCTTCTGGACGTTGAGCATTATAATTACGTAATTGCTCCGCAGTTTTACGTGCTTCATTTCTTTGCATGCCTGCTATATTTTCATCTATTGCAGCCATTTGCTTGCCTCGTAATGCATTCATTGAACTACCTTGATCAAGATATGATTGAATCATTTTAGGTCTATCAAAAAATTGATCTTTAATACCCATTCCCATTTTAAACAGTTCACTAGCACCTTGCTTACCGGCCCAGTCTAATGCTTTACCACCATATTCACCAATCTTACCAAACACCCCACCATAATCATCATCTTGATTCATATTATTAAGATCAAAAAAACGTGGTGCTTGAGGTGCAGCAGGACCTCTAGATCTATGAGGTGCAAATTGAGTACTAAAATATGGATAACCAAAACCTGACCCTTGACTTGCAGCGTTATCTGAACCTAGTGTATATGCTGATGGCATAATAGTTCCGTTTGGATTACTGTAATCACGCAATCCGCTAGTTCTGCCCAACTGGGTTGAGCCAGGACTCTGAAAAAATCTTTCTAAATCCGATTGTTCAACTGTTCCAATGCCCATAATATGATCCTCTTGATGTAGTAATAGTCTATATAATATTACTAGTATTATTCATAATTGTCTATACATTTAAAGAAGCTCCTACATCTAATTTAGGACTAAAATCAATCTCGTAAATATCAAAATTTGATGTAATTCTTCTTTCTACTACGCCTGCAAGCCATATATTTGCTGGTAATCCATTAAGTTCTTCACCTCCTACTTTCCATCCAGAATATAATACTCTAGATAAATCTAGAGAATTTACTCTATTTTTAAGACTATTTTCTGTAAGTCGTTCAAATTCTTCCTGTTTTTTATTATATTCAGCACTCCAAATTTCATCTTGTTTAAGTAACTCTTCTATTGCTTTATTTTCTGCTGCTGCTTTTAATGAACCTACTCCTTGTAATGCATAATTAGCTACTTGTAGTATTTCTACACCAGTAAAATCCATAGGATTTCTAAATGTAGTCATAGAATTGAAATGAAAGCTTTGAGCAGCAGATGGATCTATAGGTCCAATAAATTCTGTACCTTCTACTCCATAAGATAAATTTCCTTGCCAGGACACCATAGCTGCACTAGCTATAAAACCTAAAATCATGCGTAACATGGGGTCATCTGTTATTTCTGCAATAATTAGTTGAATAACATACTGAACTATGAATTTAAAAGCATATACAGCTAATTTAGTTAATATTAACTTAATAACAGCACCAACACCTACTGCAGCCGCAGCACCGAATGCTTTTATAAAAGCGCCAGTAGCTGTTCCTCCATCTGCGCCCCAAGTAAAGTAGATGATAACTATAATAATAATAATCATTACAAGGGCTTGAAAGAAACTCATGCCCGCATGTTCAATTACTTCATAATGAGCTACATAAATAGATACATGAGCTCCTGCTAAAAAGAGCTGGCCTTGATCTGTATGAGATAGATCTTTAACAAATGTATACACAAATGGGACCATTAAATCATTTTTAGCACCTAAATTGAATTTAACAGTCTTAAATCTACCGGTTGCGCCGTCTACAACACGCATAGCAGCAATAGGAGCTGATACAGTATATGCATCTAACCCGTTTGGTTTAATTTTATAGTAAGTAATTGATTGTCCTGAAGTTGTTTCTTCTGCTGCTTGTTCAAGCATTTGGAGAGTTCCTGATCCGTTATTTTTATACACCATATCAGGAGTTAAATATATTAAGGTACTAGCAGCTCCACCAGCCTCTAATAATGCTGGAGTAGGATTGTTATAGGTCATACGTTCGGTCACTTGTAACCAGTCAGCTGCTTCTGTACTAGTAGTACCTGGATTTGTTACACCATTACCATCTAGAAAATCTTGTACTTCTGTTAAATTATCTGCTTTATATCCTACATTATATGTTCCTTTCCCAGATGAACTGTAATAAGGATATTGTAAAATATTACTAGAATTAAACTTAGACATATCGGAATAATATATTCCATTTTCAGCGCTGCCACTATCAGCATCAATATCAACTAATGACGTAAACGTATATGTAATATAGTTAAATTGAAATGCTAACTTATTATCATCAGTAGTAGTAAGAATATTATTAGTAGGTTTATCATCTCCTGCTGCTGCATTATTATAAGTTCCTTGTGTACTTCCTTGAGCAGGATATAGATTTTCAAACATCCTAAATAGATATGACATACCAGCTTGTGAGGTATCCCACATTCTTACACCAAAAGTAACATAAACATGATCTACATCTCCTGCAGCTAATCCAGAATCACTTAAAACTCCGTCAATTATCTCTTGTGCATCTAAATTAAGGATAGCTAATAAATCTTCAATTTGTTGGCTTTTAGTAGCTCCAAATGTAGTGTAATTTGCGTTACTAATTCTTAAAGGAATAGAATTAATAGCTTGTAATGAAGTATTATCAATATTAATTGGTTCTTCAACTGTATCTAAATCTGGATATACAGCAGTACCTACTTTATAAATAAAAAGGTATGTTCTAGAGGGGGTAGAATTCTGATAATATTCTACAACATAATGTAATTCAGTAGGTTTAGCAGGAGCTGTATAAGGTAAAATTCTAGTTATACCAGCAGCATTATATACTTCAATAGTATAAGTATCGGGTACAGAATTATAAACAATTGCGCCCATATCAACTTGCCACCGCATATCAGCTAATACGTCATCTGAAGTAACTGTTTCACTAGTTATGGCAACATCAAAATGATTAAGAGATGGGGTTACTGTAACCGTATCTCCAGCAGGGGTTGCTGGAGAAGTTGTAACTTCTCGGTATTCTGTACCTAATAGATTAGCTCCTACATTATAACCTTTATTTTCCTGTAACCAATATTTAACCCAATCTGCATTAGATAATGCTCTTAAAGCTGATACTTCTGAAGTACAGGCTACTCCTGTAAGAGTTTGTAATGCAGCTATTAATTCATCATAATTAATAATAAGAATATATGAATCTAATTCAGGAAATCCTTCAAAATAATTCCCGTTTTCAATAAATTTCATAAAGTCTTTGACATTACCGCGAAGACTTCTAAATACAAGGTTGTAAATTAAAGAAGTAGAGAGATCTTTATCAGCCAGGACAGCCTGAAGAAGAGATTGCTGGATAGGATTTTTATGATCTACATCTTCAAAGAGGGGGTAATTTCGAACTTCAAAATATTCAATAATTTGAGTACTCCCCCCATCAAATCCGAGGAGTACCATAATTAATTGAATAACCATTTCAACTACTTGTACAATCGCTTCAACTATTGAAACGATAACACTAATGATAGCTGAAAAAATACTACCAATAAAACTCATTGAACGCCTCCTAGGTAGGCTCGGCGTTTTCTATTTGGGTATTAATATTTCCTGTACCAGTTGTATTAATTGCTGCTACTCCAGTAGAGGCTACTCCAGCAGTAGATATATTAACAGCCCATGCATCTAGTAATGTCTTAAGATATTTCTGATCTGCATTCCATTGAAACCCTTTAGCTTGTTCAGTAGATAGATTATTTGCTCTTCCTGCTACAGAAGTAGTTGTAGGAGCAGTTTTAGTAGACTGCTCTGTTTGAACAAATTCAGTAACTTCTTTTTGAAATAGCAAAGATTCTTCAGCATTACCTTTTTGCATGCCTACTGTATAAGCTACTGCTTGTTGTACAGTAGCTTGCATTGCTGTTAAATACACTGTTGCATAATCACTGCCAGTAATTCGACCTAGATTAAACTGAGCAGCCATATGAGCATTAACAGTTTCCATCATGTCATCGAATACACCAGTACCAGTTACTATATTATCTGCATCTGTAGCAACACCAGCAGTTAAATCAGCAATAGTGATAGCCATTAATTAGCTCCTGTATGAAATGCCGGATTAGCTGCTTGAGATGCAGCAAGTTTATCCATTTCTTCTGGTGTTAAAGGATCTAAAATTCGTACATTAAACTTTTTAGTAATATACGGCTCTAATTGTTTTTCGCCATTAGGCAGAGTTATTGTTTTAAATTTTTGCATTTCAGCACCTTCAATTTGACGAAGAATAATTGAAGGAACGTGCCAGCCTTCTTCATTATTAAAAGGAACAAACTTTTTAATCATTTTTCCATTATTAATTCCTGAAATTCCTACAGTAAATATAAGTCCAGGATATGCAGTCATAAGAGGATCATTAG